TGTATAAGCTACATGATAATATTGCCCTGCACTAATAGTTCCGTTAGCTGACTGTACAATAAAACCATTAGAGTAATTATAAATACTACCGTTTACATCTAAATCAATACTAAACCCTGCTGATGAACCTCCAGCATCTCTGTTGTCTATAATGCTTCTGTAGTTTACTAATGAGTCAACTTTAAAATAACACTCTACTGTACAATCCCCTGTACCAAGTGCCATATCAGCACTACCTACAACAGATAAACTTTGAGAGCTACCATTAAATGTGTTTATATAAGTAGCAGCACTTTTATTTTCAAATGGTAAGTAGAATCCGTTAGTACCATATGTGCCTGTGTATTCTATAGGTTGCCATACACCTGTGTCTGAATTGTAGTCACCAAAGTCTGATGCTGTTAGTGCTTGTCCGTCTATAAGGTTTATTTCTGTTTGGTAGCCATCTAAATATGTACTACCAGAACCACTAATTCTATGTGAAAAATTTATTAAATTAACAGAGGTATCATAGTTTAGTGCTGGGTATGCTGCAGTGCTAAATGATGTAACTTGAACACCATTGACATATAGTTTAATTCTGTTTGTAGATGTTGCTTGTGTTGTATCAATAGCTAAAACTATATGATACCAAGCTGATGGGTCACGAAATACTTGTGTAGTTACTAAATTTAAATCTAAAGAAACAGCACTAACACCACCTGAAATTTCAATTTTGTCAGACGTATCAAAACAAAGTTGAAATTCTTGTTGCCCTGACGTATTAACTACAGGGTTAGCTGAAACAAATAAATGTTGTCTTGCACCTAATTTTCCTCGCTTTACCCAACTACTCCATGTAAATGTTTTTCTATTAGTTGTACTAGCAGGAGTCCTACTTAAATAAGCAGAAGCAGACGAACGAAAGCGTAAGCTGTTCTCTAAGTTATAATCACCACTTGCACCATTAGCACCCATGCCTACAAACATTTATGCAACTCCTATGCTACGACCTTGTTCATATAAGTTAGTGCCATCACTTCTAAATGTGATGTAATCCTTAGCACCTGCTGCGGTAGATAGTGTAGGTGCAACTGCACCAGTAAATTTAAACACTGCGTTCCATGATAATGTTTGACCTCCAGTACCTTGTACTACCTCTAGTGCGTAGAATGATCCGTCCTCTAGGTTAGTAGGTGCATCGACTGTTCTATTACCACCAAGCGTTACGGTAGCAACTTGTCCTGAGTCTGTGTCCCAGTTAATAGTAGCACCATCGGTAAGTGTTAGTGTAGGTGAGTAGCCTTGACCATTCACTACGAGGTTAAGAGATGACGTTACATTCTCACCACTGAGAGTTCCGTTGCCGTTTATTGTAAGTGCCATTATTCACCTTCCTTTGGATGTGCTTCTTTAACTGATTTAATATGGTCTAGCCATGTCTCTGTCCCATTCATTGTGCGTTCTCCATTTCTGCTTGTTGCTCTGCCAAGAATGTAGCGTATGCGTCTTTCACTTCTTGTGTATGAAACTGTTTGCACATTGCTTGTACATCTGCGTGTTCGTTGCTGTAGTCTTGGTTAGGAGCTATTACCCAACGATGATATGAGCTAGATATAACATTTCCATTTTCTATAATGTCAGTTCTTTTACGCACTTGAATATGCTTATAATTACCAACTACTTCTATTTTATCTATTGTTGTTGTTTTTTCTAAAGCCATTTTGTTATTTCCTTGTTGTCCACCTCAAGAGTCCACTTAAGGTAATTAAGTTGTTTGATAAGTAAATGCTCCAATAATTCTGTCACCAGAGTAGTTTATATTTGTTCTTGAAGAATTTCCGTTATACATAAATATCATCTTATTAGGAAACGCGTGAATAGTGTCATTGCTACCAGAGTTTGACCAGTTAATAATTCCACCTGCCGTATTATTAGCGTTCATAACAAATGGCAGATTAATTTCTGCTTGAGCTGTACTTGATGTAGATGGGAAAGTAAAATCAAAAGATACAGTAACTAAATTTCCAACTTTTACATACCAGTTGTCATTATTTAGTGTGAACGACAATCCAGCTCCACTTGCATCTGTTGGAGTCCACTCACCTTCTTCATAATCATTTAATAAATTAGCAGATGCTGTACCACCAAGATAGATACCATTGTTTGCAACAGCACCATCTGTAAGAATGTTACCAGATGCTGCAGGTAAGGTTAAGGTATTCGTTCCAGCAACTGCTGGTGCTGATATGGTTAGCTCACCACTCGTGTCGCCTTGTAGTTTAATTGATGCCATTAGTCTGCTTCCTCTGGTTGGTTACCTTTTGCTACCCATTCTAGGTATTCTTGGTAGTCTGTGTTAGCTGGGTCTAGTGGAATCTGTGCTTTATCATCTAACCTTATAACGGATTCTTGCTCATTTGTAATAGTGTTTAGTGGTGTAAGTTTATACATAGTTTATAGCTCCGATGCTGCTGTGAAGTGAAAGTAATAGCCATTTGCACTAGAAGGAATATTAATATATGCTGCCCCATGTTCACCTATATGTGAGAATGTTGTTGCCACACTTGCTGCATCAGAAACCCTATATGAGTTTCCTACAGCCCCTGTCACTCCATTATAAATAGCCATTGTAGGAGCTGCTCTTTTAGTTACTTTAAATGTTACTCCAGGTGCTTGAGTTGGAGCAAGAGAAGAACTAACAGTAGCTGCTGCTCCAGCAATTTGACCTGTTCCTGGAACAGTGCTTTGGTTATAACTCTTTTCATAATACCTCTGACACAATTGTAACTGTGTTGTATATTGTAGGTTCTCAAAGTCTGTAGCTGTAGTGCCTACTTCTAGTTGTACGCCTGTTACTAGCCATGTAGCTCCTGATGTGCCTACTACAGATGTTGCACCAGTAGCACTACCAAGCCCTGCTGTAGTTGTCCATGCACCTGCTGTATCAGAATAAGTAGTTCCCATACCTAAACTAAACCATACATCTATACCTGTTCCGTTGGTAGTTAACCAAGTTCCACTGGTTGGTCCAGTTATAGTAACTGATTTCTTTTCCCATGTATCCGCAGAAGATATGGTATAAGTATATGGATAGTTGTAATTAAATGCACTGTTTCTTAATGCTCCACCAAATGTTCCAGTTAGAGAAGACTTAACCCAAAAAGACAAAGTAATAGTTTGAGCATCTGCTGTTCCCCAATTTAAATCAGCTATATTATTACCTTCTATTTTTTGGGTAACAAAGAAATAATCAGTAGCTAGTATAGAGTAAGCAGTTGATGATGTATATTTTAAAGCCGAAGTAAATTTTGTAGGAACATCAGCGGTTTGTACTGTTGCAGAACCTTTAGATGCTTGAGAAGAACCTATACTAAATCTATCTACTAAAAATCCATTTTCTAATGCACCACTTCCTCTTTGGTCAATAGCCATATTACCATTGATGATTCTGTTCTTTGTGCCTGCGTAAGTGGGTATACCACTGACACCAGAACTACTTACAGTCATCTTAGTAGTACCGCCAGACTGGAACTGTATCTCACCCGATGTATCAGAAGTTAGCTTTAGTCCGTCACTTGTATCTGCATTAATTATTGTAGCCATTATACGATCACCCAATTAGCTCCGCTTGGCACTGTTACTGTAATACCATCGGCAACAGTAATTGGGCTTGCAGAGATCCCATTATAATTAGCAGGGAACGTAAGGTTAGTTCCTACTGTGTTTGCATTTAAAAGAACACCGTTAGATGCACCCAGTTGTGGGGCTATACCAGTGTTAGTTGAATCTTGAATAACGGCTTTCTCAGCAGGATATGTACAGAACACATCACTTGTTCCAGCCAAAGTAATTGCTGAACCACCATTGCTAGATTCTAATATTGTGTTGCGAGATAAAGTTGTACCTGATGCGGTGTAAGTTCCTAGACCTACCTCCCAATCATTTCCACTAACTACTGCGTAGTAGGTTGTATTACCATCGCCAATAGCATTGAATGACTGGAAGCCATCTGCTACTGTGCCTAAAGTAATAGTACCCGTACCAGTAGTTGTGGTAGATACCTTTATCCTATCCTTTACGATAAGAGCCATGTGTTATTCCTTATGCTAATGTTACTGATAAATTGCCTATAGCAATCTTAAAGATGTCGCCTGTGTCAATAGTCTTAGCTGCATCCAGAGCTGTGTGATACATTAAGTTACCACCAGTAGCAGCATCATTAATACCAATCCAACCAACTGTTCCCCATACCGCAGTAGCAGCAGGAAATTCTACAACTGCATCGTTAAGAACATTGCCTGTTGTGCCTACAGCTGTAGCAAAAGATACCGCAGTTCTAGCATATGAGCCGCCAATCACTTCTGCACCTGAACCGTCATCGTTAGGGTTGGTTGTCCATAGTGATACATAGACAGTAGTTGGAGCAGTGTACGTTGTACCGTTCAATGTTCCGTTAAGTAAAGCATTTTCTAAATAATTTGACATTTCAGCCATGATTTGTTCCTCGTGTAGTTAAGTTAAATATTATTACTGATAAGAGTTAGTTATAGACATAGGTTGAGCTGGAAATTCTGAATCATCATCGCTCTTCCTAGTAGAAGTTAACGCTCTGTCATACATGGCTGCCCATGTCTGTAGTCGTTCATCATTCATAAGATAAGGTTCTGCCTCACCAAGTGATGCGTATAGCAACAAATCTGGTGTGTTAGCTAACCATATATTAGAAGGATTAGTGCTGCTTAAATAATCTGGCTTATAGTAGTAAACCATTTGCAGTGTATAGTTTGAGTCAGGTTGTGGAGCAAATTGAAACTCTGAGCCTAACAAAGTATAAAAATTAGGTTGACCTACAGATGATGTAGCTGAGTTTCTAAAGAAATTGCTAGTAGTTAAAAACTTTAATGTCTTTACTGGGTTACCTTGTATATGCAAATCTTTCATAGCCATAAAATCTTGTGGTATTTCTACGGTAGAGTCTGTCATAGTCGTAGTAGATACTTTAATCATCTGCCTAATGCGTAGGTCTTTACGCAATCTATCCTCTGCTAATCTAATAAACTCAGGTATCTGGTCTGTTAGATCAGTACGTGCTAAGTAATCAGCTATCGTAGACTGTAGTGTTGTGTAGTCGGTAAAGAATGCCATTATACTGTGCCTTGTTTAGTTCTAAAGAACCTGTTGTCAGGATTGTTCAACCATGCTTTAAATCGTTTAGGATCTACTACGTGGAAGCCACGCATAATCTTCTGTTTGTTTAGTTCGTCTATTACCGTAAAAGGTATAGAAGCTATCTTGTTAGAGAACACGTCACCGTCACCCCATGTCGTGGATGATGCGTTGTACTCTCTTTTATTCTGTTCAATGATCT